AATCTTTTGTTTTGTTTCACATGAACCTCTTTCTATTGAAACCTAAAAAATATCTCTCCGTATCGTCTTCTAGCTTCCCAAACACTCTTTGGGTGCTGACGTAAGTAAAAAGTTTTTTCGAGGTTTTCCGGGAGAGCTGTGAACCTCCTCTTCCTCCCTTTTTTCAACTGAGTGTAGAACTCTTGTGCAACGTCTTCTGGTCTGAAAGAACTAAACTCCATATCCACTCCTCCTGCCTGGTCGATATAATATGCTTTCGTATCTTCCGGGTTGGGTGGTTTATAGAAAAAGGAATCTTGATTATACTTTTTAGCAATCTCAAGTCCCAATGCCTTCAGTGCCTCATGGTCTTTTCCAATGTTTGGCCTAGCAACGATAATAATGGAATTTTCGGGTTTGTCTGTATCAACAGACGTTTCCTCTCCAGTATCTTTGTCAACAACTTTTTCCTTATACCCTCCGAAGGCAGGAATGTAACCAAAACCGGAACCACGAACTGCGGCTACCATCTCTTTGTAGTTTTGGTGGTTTATCTTGTCTTGCTCTGCTGATTCTTCAGCTGAACATGCATTACCACCGGAAAGACCTTTCTCTGCTTCGCAAGTCCTATCACTTGTGACAACGATAAAACCGTCATCGACATACTTGGTAAGCACACGGGCCATATCTGCTTCATTCAATTGTTGCAGTCCATACTCCCCTGTATACTCTCTCCACTTATTAAACCACTTCATTATTTCACCTCGCACAACACATAGTTTGCTTGTAATAAATAGTGAGTTTCACCATGAATCTCCACGTTTCGGAGCATGTTGGACTCCGCAACTATAAGAGAACCCTCACTAATCTCTGCTGCCACTGTATCGTGGACTTTTAACACTTTTGCCACAATGTGACTTTTCATTGGTTTGTAGTCGTCAGGGAGCAAAACTTTTGACGTGTCTTGTTCTTCTTCGATCAACTCAACCAATAGATGCCTGTTCTTTGGATAGATTTGCATCATACACCTCTCTTCACGACGGAGTACAGATCTGTCAAGTGTTCCCAGTCTGTGTCGTCCTTAATCATGCGATATGCCTTCATCGCAAGTTTGATTTCATCTTTATCCAGCCAACCATTCTCAACATAGTTGCTTTTCAATTCTTTTTTCTGTTCCTTGAAGGGCTCAAGTGCTTCATCGATTGCTGCTACCGACTTGATGTAGTTTACAATCCTCTCCTCCTTTGGAACCTCATTTTCTTCTCGTTCTTCTTTTATTACCAATCTGTATTTGTTAGCCATTCTCTCCTCCTATTTGACTTCGCAGGCACCACCCGCACATGCGAGTTCACCTGAAAGGTTGGTGTTATCGTCGTCTTCGACTACAAAACGTAGATCGACAGACTTTAATGATTTTAACATAGTTTCATAAACATTTTTATCACAATCTTCAAATGGTGCCTGAACATAGGTTCCACCGTCGTATGGAAGGATGGATAACCCATTGTAGTGTTCTCTGTTTTCCCACATCCATTCCGCAACTGCATCCCACTCATCTTCCTTTACAGATACCGTAGCGGAAATGTTGTGAGTGTTTTGACCCTTCTTGTGGCCGGGCTGTACCCAATTCTCGTTAAACCACCTTACTCTCTCAAGTAAGTCATGGGAACTCTCGTGCCGCAAAATAGATCCTTCTGGTGCTTTCTGGGGGACACTGATGACTGCCGTGTCGTGTGGTCGAAAATATTCGTCTTCAACCAACTCAGGGTGCCACCGAGAGAGGTAATCATAGATTGCCTCATTCTTGCCAACTCGAATTCGACGAATATAATAGTCGTTATGCCATGCGTGAATGCCGGAACTGCAACCCAGGGCCAAGGAAGATGTTCCAGCAGGTTTTATTGTAGTTACTCTTGCAGCAGGTTTAATGCCGATCAGTGACGCAATTCTCTTGTTCTCCTCTTTTGCTGCGGCCGCTGCCAATTTTAAATCGTATTTTTGAGCACGACCTGAACCAATGCCAGTCATGCCGACTCCTAAAAGCGCATCCTTCTCTGTTGTTTTCTGCCAAACTGATCTAAGATAGTGAAAGTCGGTGTATCCTGCTTGCAGTGTACCAATGAGTGCTGCTGCCTTGGTTCTCTGCTCCAAATCTTCCTGACTCTCAATGTTAGATACATTTACTTCACAAAGGTTACAAAATTGATAAGGACGGAGCCCGATTTCACAGCAGGGGTTCGTGCCCCAATCCTTATCATTAGAAAGATAGATGCCAGGCTCACCACTATTGGAGAGTTGAATCTTCTTCCATAAACTCATAAAAAAATCTTTCTTTACCTGATGTCTCAACAATACTGCACTATTGTTTGCTCTGCCTCGTTGTGGGTTTGTTTCCCACCAGTTTCCGTATTTGCAGGAAATCATTTCTTCATCGTCAGCAGAAAATAGAGATATAAGAGCAGCACGACGGATACCGCCAGCAAGAACCGCATCTGCGAGATGACAGACAATATCATGAACTTCAATTGACGAAAGTTGCTCACCATCTTGTTTCTCGTTTAAAAGTGACTTGATTTGTCGAATACATATCTTTAGTGGTTCTGGTCCTGGTGCTTTGCCACCAGAAGTAACTAGCTTTGAACCCTTTGCTCGGATGTCTGAAAAATCAAACTTTAATTCGGGCCCGCTGTGGAAGTATGATTTCATAAGATACTTTACGGCATTGGCCCATCCCTCGATGGAATCATTAATTAAAAATCTTTTCCTCTTATCTTTACATGGTTTGTGAATAGGGGGCAGTTTTTCTACATGGTGCCTTTGAACAGAATATCCAACTCCCGTTCCACCCAGTAGAAGAAACAATGTTTCAGCAAATGCTCTCCAGTCATCAATTGGCAAAAATGCACAGTTATAAATACGATTTGGGGAAATCTCAATAGGTTTGCCACCGAACTGTAACGATCTCATGGAAGGTAGAACTTTCTTGTCATAGACAAACTTGTATGCCCTCTCTATTTCAAATTTTAATTCAGGATACTTTTCCTGATGCATCTCTTTGTTTCGTGTCACTATTTCTTCCCACGATTCTCTTCTTCCCAAATCTTCTCTGTACCTCGCGTATTTCATAAATACCGTGATATCGCTCAATATGCTTGTTGCTACTTCTCCAGTTTCGTCTTCCATAGTAATATCTCCTTTATCCTTTTACCTTCACTTCATCGACGTGTTTTGCGTATGCTTTTCTAAGATTCTTCATCTTCTCTCTTTGATTATCTCCAACAACAGTGGCAATCGTATCACCACGATAAGGGAGAGTCCTCATTTCAACTTTAGAGGTATCAATGACCATTGGATAAACTACTCCATCGATTCCGTTGCGGTTTTTGGCAACGAGCATCCTTCCTTGGTTATTGTTCTTGTCTTCAATTGTTCTGGAAATCGTACAAATAAAATCTGCAACAAAACATTTGCTAAATGCTTCTGAAATGGACTCCATCGTAATGACTTCGGCGTTGAGTCCTGCTCTGTTAGTCTGTGATGCTGTCCACAACGGACATGCAAATGCTTGGGCAATGCCCCGCAATTCTTCATAGATAGACTCCAACTCATTCCTCTTTTCTCTCTGAGCAGACAAAGGTCTTAGTAGATCCCCATAGTCAACGATTATCATATCTACCTTTATGCCTTCTTTGTCTCTCAAACTCTCTAGATGATGAGTAATGGTCTGGGTAGTCGCAGACTTTGTAGGGTATTCTTTAACTATCATGTTGCCGAGTGAAAGGGAACTAATTTTTTCATAAATCTCATCTTTTAATCCGTACAAAGATTTCAAAGTGTATCCCGTTATCGCAGCATCGTAACGAGAAGCGACAACGGTATCCATGAGTTCCAAAGTATAATGCACGACATTCAAACCACTTAGCATAGCTTGCGCGCCGAGGTGGACCAATGCCATCGACTTTCCTGCTCCAGTTGGAGCAATGACGACACCAAGTTCACCGCGACCGATCCCGCCATGGGTGATCTCGTCGATCTCACTCCACCCAGTTGAAACAGGGTTTCTTGCTACCAACTCAAATCTCCTTTCGAAGTCCTTTATATAGTGATGGCCACTATCATTGACACTACCAAGTTTAAATGCGGTGTCTATCTTTTCTTTTATTTTATCAAAAGGATCATTATCCTTCAACATCCTGGCAGAAGAAATGAACCCTTCCTTAATCTTCTGACGACGGCAGAAGGTCAGTGCTTCATCCTTCACATACTCATATCCGTTTCCCTGTCCCATCTCCGAAATTGCAGAGGCAAAGAAGTTTCTAACCCTGTTCTGTATAATATCACTCTCTTCTGTGAGTTTCGTTCGAAGAACTGTCTCCATCGTCTCTTTGTCTGGGTGTTTATTATACTTTTCTTTATAGGAGTATAGTAACTTTGCAAATACCTGCAAGTATTTGGACTCAAAGTAATTTATATCAATTACTTCCCCGATTTGGTCAGCAAATGGTCTATCTTCAAAGATTACCTTACACAACTTTTCCTGAAATGATTTTCCGAAATGTGAGAATGAAATATTCTGCTCATGACTCATTTTTCCTCCCAATTCTGATCCGGTTAAAGAACGCAAAAAGATCGTTCCATGTAACAACATTTATACCATCTTCTATCATCATTTTTAAGATTTTTGTTCTGTTTACCGTTTTAGGATAGTTTTCAATAGAGTATGAGATTTTCTGGATTGTCTGATGTGAGATATTCGGAGAATACAGTTGCATCATGCGATAATTCTTGCTCAGAACCTCAGAATGATCCCTGATTTTGTCATAAAATGCTACTCCCTCGTTTTGCCAACAATACTCTAAAATCTCAGAAATTGAGGAAGATTTTTTCTCGGCAAGGAAGGCAAATCGCTTTGCAATTGTTTTTACCCCTACGCCGGGGATGCCAGCTAGGTTATCCGACTTGTCACCTGCCATTGCTCTTGCTATAGCAAAGTTGTTGGGGTGAATACTGTGTTCTTCCAAAATACTTTTGGTGTTTACATAAACCTTCTTCATCGGCTGGTAGATTACCGTCTTGTCATTGCAGCATTGCAGGAAGTCTCTATCGGATGAAATGATTATCTTCTGGTGTTTCTCGAACTCTGGCATCTGTGT